GACTCCACAGGGGCGATTGATTGTAAATCAGATGATGAGCATTGCGCAGTTCGAGGCGGAGCAGACAGGGCAAAGGATCCGGCAGGTCCAAGCATACAAGTTGACTCAGCATGAAGTGATCAGCGGAAGCACTCCGCCAGGGTACTCGATCAAAGACAAGCACCTGGAGCCAAATCAGGACGCGCCAAATGTCGTTGAGGCTTTTGAGACTTATGCTCGGACCGGCAGTCTTAATGATACGATGCGAATTATAACTGGCCTGCCAGGGATCCCGTCATCGCGCAACTCGATCAAAAAAATGCTGCGCAATCCGATATATATAGGAGTGCATCAGGCATCCGGGCTTAAGGGATTTTGCCGGCCGATAATACCCAACGATCTTTTTTACGATGTACAACGTAAGCTCAGTATCAATATAAAGTGCTCACAGCGGGAGATTTATGTTTTTTCAGGGCTGATAAGATGTGCGGAATGCGGCAGGGTCTTCGGAGCGAATACGCGCAGAAGGAAGCGCGGGAGTGGCGCCATGGAAGTAATCCACCAATACAGGTGTCCGAAGCATTATAACGAGAAGCCTGCCCAGTGCCAGAACGCGAAAGTGATCAGCGAGACCGCCTTGGAGAAATATCTTGTAAATAACATCTCGGGACTGATGAGCAATGCCGTGATCACATACGAAGCCGGATCCGCTCACACCAGGGATTACACAGCGCAGTTGTCGTCCCTGCAAAAGAAGCTGTCCAGACTGAAGGATCTATATATAAACGAACTCATCACCATCGAGGAGTACAAATCTGACAAAGAGGCATTCGAGGAGCAGATCGAAACGCTACGCAGCAAGATGGGGCGTGGCCCTGAAGCTGATGCCGGCGCGGTGGAGGAGCTGAAGGCTTTATCGCAGATGGATTTTAGCGGAATTTACGCAGACCTTTCACTTGAAGAAAGACGTCGCTTTTGGCGTGGGATAATCCGCCGCATTACATTCAGCGCAGACAGGGAATACAAGATCGAGTTTTTGGCGCTCGCGTCCGGTAGTAAGTGAACGCCTCATTCATGAAGATTGCGATTAATTCCGGTCATTATATACGTCTAAAAACGGATAAATATTATCATATAATTTTGTGTAAATGTTAAATAATATCATTCATATATACGCTAACAAGCGTATAATGTAACCATAAGGTAAAGCAAACGAGCACCACAAACGGAGGTGAACAAAATGACAACAAAAGAAATTATTAACAACGGACTCTTTGACGCGGCGGTCGCCCTCATGGACGACGAGATTCGGGAGGATCTTCACAACAAACTGGCCCATTGCACCGAGGAGGAATTTCTCGAAGCATATATAGAGGCTCATTACAAAAAGTACGGCGAGAAATTTACGATCTGAAAACCAGCCCCCGACCGGCGGCGGGTAATCCGCCGGAGAAAAGGAGACAGACATGAGATATTTCAAAATTTACCATCAGAACTGCAGAGTTAAAAAAGCTTATTACGAACTTACTGAAGGTGAGTTCGACGTAGAGGTCGGAGATTATGTGGCAATGAATACTGATGACTTCGAAAATGATGATGGCAGCATCGACTATCAGGCTACAGAGGAAGCCATGGACGAACTTGAAACAAAGATCAAGAAAGCGGCCAAGTCTGAAGATGGGTTTGATTACGGTGACTATAATTTGTATATCAGGGACGATGATGCTGATATGTACTACATCCCCCGAGCAACTCGATAAGGAGGAACGATGACAAATTTACAGAAATACAGAAAGGCCGCAGGCATGACGCAGTTGGAGCTTGCAGTCGCGTCAGGGGTAAGCCTCAGAACTTTGCAGGATTACGAGCAAGGGCGTAAGCCGATCAGCCAGGCCGCAGCGGTCACGGTCCACCGAATTGCTGAAGCGCTTGGTGTTACAATAGAAGAGTTGATCACTGAATAAGCAAAGCAAAAGAAAGCCACGGCGTATTGCCGTGGCTTATCTTATATTCTCGCCATGACACCCGAATACAAACGCGGGTGCATGACTTGGAGCGTCGTCATAAGTTCGTCAATAACAGCTATGACATCTCTTTGGCTTTTCCCTCGAATGGCCTTCGCAAAATCACTGTCCCCGTCATAATCAATTACATCCGGATCCGCTCCGGAATACAGCTCGGGCTCGTATGCCTTCGGGACCGGTGCGGGGCTTTCGGTCAAATGATCCAAAATGGTGTAATAAGCTGCCAGCTTGATGCAGGTATTCGCATTCGGGTTTTTCTGCCCTTGCATTTCTGCGATGGCCTCCCGCACATCTTCTTCTCGAATCACGGCAGGCCACCTCCTTACATTTGCTCCAACTTAGTGATCAGCTTCTGGAATTCTCTCCTGGTCGCGTCATCGGGAGCTCTGTCCATCAGATCGCGCAGGTCTTCGACCATGCCGTCATCGTAGGACATACCGCCGCGACGGGAAGTAAAACGGCCCATGCTGTCACGCCCTCTTGCGTAGCTGCTACGGCCTCTCGCATAGCTCCTGCCGTCGCCGTTCATGCCGTCGGCGTAGCTGCGTCCATAATATCCGCCATAACGCGGCATATACCCAGACTCGCCTTCGCCTTCTTCGGCCTCCATCATGGCGATGGTGGTCTTGACGGACTTAATGGCATGAGTAAGGCGGTCAAGGTACTCCAAGTCACCGGAAGACATTTTTCCACCGGCCCTCTTGATCTTCTCATTCGCCTCTCCCAGTTCGCGGGAAAGGGTCTCGCATGTTTCATGCAGGTCTTTTAAATAATCCATCTCCGCTCCTTTCCTTACGCGATGCGGTTAATAACTATATTTGCATTTTGCAAATTGATCACAGGCACCGGGCTTACTGTGGGATCATCTGACGCCGGAACGTGCCGAAGCGACAGTGTGAAGCAGCATCCCCTTGGGACCGTGATAATCGCAGTGCTCGTCACATTGCCGTAATTGGAATCGCCCACCGCAGCAGGGACATAGATCGCCCTGCTCGTCATCCTGGGCTCGCCATTGACGGCCAGCGCCACCGCGATCGGGCCGGCAGTGCCGCCCTCCGGGATCGCGATGTTGCCGTTAAAAGTGACCTGGTATCTTGCAAAGCAGTTATTGGTGTTTCCGCGCAGAATAAAGATCCCCGTCTCATCCTCGTGATAAACATTCCCACGAGGGCAAGGGATAGATGCAGTAAAGATCGCAGGCTGATTCAGAGCGATGGCCTGCACATCATTTGCAAGATATTCCGCCATACCGCACCTCCTCAGAAGTTACCGCCGCATCCGCAGGGGGAATTGTTGCCTCCGCAAGTGAAAATCGGCTGATTGCCGTAAACCGGAGTCGTTCCGACAGGGCAGTTCTTCAGGCGGTTGTACAGAGCATCCACCTCACTGTTGAGGCCCTGCTGGAACAGCGCTGTCTGAGCGTTGTTATTGGCCAGGAGCTGAGCAGTCTGCTCAACCTGGGAAGCCTGTCCGCGAGAGTACATAAGCTCCTGTCTGAGGTTGGCGATGGTGTCATCCTTCTGGGCGTCACGATAAGCGCAAAGCTGATCTTTGATGGACTGGATGCCGCCATTGATCGCGTTCACGATGGCATTTGTGTTGCCCATGTTCTGCATGGTTACGTTCTGCAGAGCGTCACCCACCGCCGCACGGTCCGCGCATGCTTCCGTGGCCACGGTGTAACGCAGGTCGGCAACGCCGGAATTGACGCCGTTAAATCCCTGCATATTTGCGGTCTGTTCCGCAAAGGACCTGTTGAGATTTGCAATCTCGTTAGCGTTCATCTGCTGAGAGATTGCATTCTGGGCGCCGGTGATCGCCGCAGTCGTTCCGGCAAAGCCGTTACACAAGGACTGCTGCACGCCTGCAAAGCCGTTCGCCATTCCCATCTGAATGTCGCCACAGCATCCGCAGAGCTGAGTCGCAAGAGCGCTCACGCCGTCTCTGACAGAAGTAACGGAGTCGTGAAGCTGTGCATCACGGAATCCATCGTTGACATTGTTGTTGATCCCGTTCTGACCATTCAGAAGCCAAGGGAAGTCAATGCCAAGGCCGCCGCCGAAACCGCCAAATCCACCCATGCCCCATCCGTTTCCACCGATGAGAAGGAGAAGCAGGATCCAAGCCCAGTCTGAGCCGAAGCCCATTCCGTTGCCGTTTCCATACATAGGAGCGACCGGCATTATCATGTTATTATCGTCCGTTAAAGCCATAATAGACTCCTTTCTTTGAAATTGTTTATATATCTACATTTCGGCCGAAAATGTATTCATAATGTGGTATAATGTAATCACAGCGGATAGGGTCGCTCCCGAAAGCCGTAATGCCTTAACGGTTTCCGCTGTGATCGTTTAAGGCATTGCACGAAAGGCAGGTGTTATTTTTATGCGCGAAATTTGGAAAGACATTGCAGGCTACGAAGGAATTTATCAAGTCAGCAATTTGGGGAACGTCAAATCCTTGTCATTCGGTCCAAAGAATCGGAAAAGCGGTACTATTAAACTTCTGAGACAAACACCGTCTAATTGCGGATATTACAAAGTTGAACTTTATAAAAACGGTAAAAGCAAGATGATGTATGTCCACCGATTAGTTGCGACCGCTTTTATTCCAAACCCCGAGAAAAAGCCACAGGTCAATCACATTGACGGCAACAAGGCAAACAATGTTTTATCCAATTTGGAATGGGCGACGAGTAGCGAAAACCAACTTCACGCAATAGACCACGGATTAAGGGCTAAATCCCCGATGCTAGGTCGTACTGGTTCAAATAATCCGAACTGCAAAGCAATTCTTCAATATGATTTGTCTGGCAACTTTATTAGAGAATGGAGCGGAATTTCGTTAGCCGCTCGCGCTCTCGGAGTTTATGCGAGTTCAATAGGTGACTGTGCACGTGGAATTAACAGAACCGCATACGGTTCGATATGGAAGTACAAGGAATCCAATGAATACCCCCTTAAAATAAATCGGTCAACATCTCAACCAAGAAAATGTATTTATCGCCGTTTGGCGGACGGTTCCCGCAAAATGAGGAAAATTCGTCAGCTTTCAAAAGAAGGCGAATTAATACGCGTTTGGAATAATTACATCGAGTTAGTGAACGAAACCGGTTACAATAACGGCAATATTTACAAGGCCATTAACGGAAAAATTAAATCCGCATACGGTTTCAAATGGGAGTACGAGATTTAACTTGCTTGTAAGTTGCAATTGGTAAACCAATTTATAGTAGCTTCTACAACCTTATGGGATCCCATACGGTTAAAAGCCAGTTGCTATATCTACATCCCGTGCGCACTGGTCTGTATTCAATCTAATTCAACGCATTTTATCTTATTTAACGCGTTGTGTGCGTTAAGTAAAAAATCCAACGCGTTTTTAACTCGCTTGTTGCTTGCTTTTAAATTGCAAGCGAGTTGCAATTGGTCATATCCATTTATAACTGGTCGATTTCAACCAGTTTATCTCCTGCCAAACATCCTCAATAACTGCTGCACCCTTCCGTTGCCGATCTGCCCGGTCTGCACAAGGCCGTTTATGATCGCCTGCGGGTTTCGGGTGTCGATGCCGGAAGGCAGGTTGTACCCCAACTTTTTAAGGTATGCCGCGGGGTTGCTCTTGATCTCCTGCAACGCCTGTTGTCCGTTCTGTTGCTGATTCGGTTTCTGCCCTAAAGCATCAAACATCTGACTCATCGCTTACCCTCTTTTCTGCCGATTTATAAATTTCTGCAAGTCGGCGCTCGAACTCTTCCCTTGTTACATACTCTGCCGGAGGCGTCTGCGGCTCAGGTGCCTTTTTGACGTACTCGACCAGGTTGCTCTGCCCATTTGCAAAAGCAGTCTTTACAAAGATGGCGGAGTCATCCTTTGCAATCATCATTTGGGCCTGCCCCGCTCCGACCGGGAAATTAAGAGCTTCTGCCCGGTCTGCAATCTGCACTATCTCTGCATGGATCGTGGGAGGAGTCATCATCTGTGATTGTGCTTGCTGTTGCATCTGATTATTCCCGCTCTGAAAGCTGTTATAAGGCACTTGATACTGAGGTTGATAGAATTGCTGATAAGACATCGGAAAACCGTTGTTATATGCCATTTCGAGCCTCCTTCCGGTAGTAGACAATCGGGATCATATCGCCCGAATCAAAAGAGTCATAGTAATCACCGTCAATGACCGTTACAACATGGTCGCCGGTCCCCAATACATACATCCCATTCTTGTATGTGTCGCAGAAATCTTTGATCGTGAAACAGTCGGGGCATGTGTCCGGTAAATGATGCTTTGTGAATCCATTCCTGAGAAGCAGATTCCCCCACACATAATTTTTTACATAAATGTCTGAGTCTCTGATCTGCTGCACGATCGCATAAATGCTTGCGGTTTCCCAATCAACGCCCAGGGCCTTAGTCAGCGCCCGGATAACGCAGTCATCGGTTTTCTTCCCCTGTGGGTTCGACTGATAGTATTGATACATAAAAAATCCCTTCTCTTTCTAAAATTGTAGAAAGAAAAGGGATTGTACAGAATGAAAACTGTGGGCAAATTGTGTGCAATTATGGTGAACGAAAAAAGCGATGCCGAAGCACCGCTCTTTCCGAGGAGAAAACACAAAATGAAAACAAGAAAACTATCAGCGGGAAAACATCCTGTCTTCGCATCTGTATACGATATTTTTGACTTGCCTTACGGACAAATCAAACTCTTCCGCAAGGCGCTCATAGGTTACGCCGTCAATCAACCTTCGCCTTATTATAGCACGATTCCTTTCGGCGTTGCGACCGATTATCCGCTCGCTTATAAGGTGTTCAACCTCGGATTTTGTGAGAATCATTTCTTTCTAATCCTTACTCTTCCATCGCCACCACAGTTCGGGCATTTCTTGTAGCCCGAGTTACCGCCGGTTTTGCGTCTTCGAGTTTTACGGGTTACTGTCTGTCTTGCTCTCGCCATTTATATGTACTCCGTCATTTATTGTTGCGTCTCCACCGTCACTAGAATCAACGTCCTGTGTTACTGTTGTGACCTCATCAAAAAATTGGCTCTCGTACCAAATCCATGAACCATTTGTTAACGTCAACAAAACGATAAGGATTATACACAGAATCCACAGCCTCCGGTTGGTCCTTTCCATTCGGGCCATGGCCCCTTCGTGGGCAAAGTACGGAATATTGTTTTGCTCCATCTCAACCTCCGTGTTATAATCTCATGTAGAGATTGTCAGCCTCTAGCCGAGGCAAGGGCACGGTGCGATACTTCTGCATTCTGCGGGGCGCGCCGTGCTTTTTCTATTGAAAACATTTGTATACAGGGATGTTCTCATCCCCATTAATTATAACTCGTTAAAAATCTTTGTCCACGTCAGTTGACCGACTTCCCCGTCAGACACTAAGCCATTCTCCCTCTGAAAAGCACATACCGCCTGTTTTGTAAGCCTCCCGAAGGACCCGTCCACATCAAGCCCTCCAAGGATCAACTGCAACGCCTCAACATACCGCCCTGTACTGCCACGCTTGAGCAGGGGCATGGTCTTGCGGATAGCTGTCCATGTGATCGGTCCCACCTGCCCGTCTTCGCTGAGCCGGTGCCGTCTCTGAAACTCCACGACCTTTGAGAAGGTGTCCACGCCGAAGGACCCGTCCACCTCCA